AGAAGGTGGGCAAGCCAAGCGTCAAGCGGGAGTCGGCCCTTCTCGGCGTAAGCGCGTGGCTTGAAACCGAAAAGCTCCGGCACAAAGATCATCGGTTGCTTGAGGATACCGCCGCGTGTCTCAAAATCTTTATCGGGGAGACCGAAACGCTTGGTGATGCAATCGCGTTCGCCCAGCGCCTTGGTGGGCAAGCCGGTCACATTCAGCTTATGACCGGGCACCGCGCGAAGGGGCTGGAGTTTGAAAAGGTCTTTTTCCTCGACCATTTCCTGTGCACGAAAAACGGGCAGGACCCGAACATCAAATACGTGATTGAGACGCGGGCGATTGACGATCTGATCTACGTCGACAGTAAAACTTACGAAACAAAGGAGTCGGATGAATGAAACCATCTCGCCAAGAAATCCGGAAGCACAATTCCTTCATGGGTGCCGCCGCTATGACCCGCGCCAACATGCGCCGCATCTAGGACAGTACCACGGCCACAAATGAAAGCAAAGCCCTCGCCAAACACATCCACAAACTCGCCACCCAACTCGGCGCTTCACTCAAAACCCGAAAGGACCACCTCAAATGACCCTACCAACTCCAATCCAAACGACAACCATCCCCAACACTATCATTTCCCGCCATGCCCAGGACCATATCCCAGAAGATTTGTGGAAAGAATTCCTCGCCCGCCGCAAAGCCCTTAATGTAACTGAACAACTGATCATCGACCACATTGCTGAGGGAATGGATCAACCGGTAACAAAACCCGCTAATTTGGTTTTCACCGGCAGCCGCTGGGTGGTTCAATTCCGCGCCACCATCAAAGTTGACGGCCAGTATCGTCAAGAAATCCCCGGCAACAAAACCGGGCACATTGATTACACAACTATGAACCTTTTGCTCAACAACAAAATCCTCACGATGGAAGAAAAACGCCAATTGCTGAAAGATCGGAATTTGTTGCCCGAGGTGGAAGGGAAGGCCGCGAAACCCGATTGAGCAAAACATATGGCGCATAAATAATATACACCAGCCATACATCAGCTCTTGACCCCTTTCCGCGCCCGTGATACGGTGTAATCCACGACCAAGACCAAACCCGCAATCCGTCACAAGGAGAAACCCGTGACCAAAACCATCCAAATCCATAAACAAGAATTTGACGTGACCACGCCCTACGCAGAAGGCCACCCGCTTACCGCGCCCGAAGCCAAGGCACTCAACCAAGTCCGCGCCGAAAACATCGCCAACAACTGGCGTAAGCGGATCAAAGATGCCCTCGAAGGTGAAAACGCCGATGCCGATATGAAAGGCATTCGCAAAGACTTTACTGCTTACGATGGCGAATATGTTTTCAACATGGCCTCAACCAGCTCCCGCGCCACAATGACGCCGCTGGAACGCGAGTCCAAAACCGTTGCCCGCGATTACTTGACCCTCATGATCAAAAAATCCGGCACCACAGTCAAGGCGTACAAAGAAACCAACGGCATGGATCACTACAATGCCAAGGTTGCTGAATTCGCCGAGCACGAAGCCATCGTCAAACAGGCCAAGAAAAACCTGGTCGATGCCGAAAAACAGGCCGACGCTCAAATCGACTTGGCCATCTAAACGAACCCTCGGGTCCAGGTTTCCTGCCTGTTACCTCCCTGCCCGAGTAACCTTGGTGGCGGTTTTTACCGAAAGGACACTGCCCTGTGTACCGCCACCTCTTTTCCCTTTAACATAGAGGCCCAACCTCATGCCCAATTACTCCAACGTTAAAATTGTCGGAATGCACTTTCGAGGCGAACACGCCAAAGCATACGCTGCCGCCCTTCAGCCCGGTGATGTCCTGCTTTATGAGCGGGAGACAGATAACCTATATGACGCCAACGCGGTCAAAATCTTAACCCCCGGCGGGAACGGCTTCCATATGGGTTATATCAACGCCGATGACGCTGCTTGGATCGGCCCCCAGATTGACGAGGGAATGGAATTCACCGTCACCGTTGAACGGCTGGAAACTTACCGGCAAACAATATACCCCTTCGTGAGCGTTCTTGAGATGCGCGGAGAAGGTAACGAAAGCCACCCACAGGATGAAGCAGGGTTGTGAACCCCCTTCTTGACTTGCTTTACGAAGCTATCAACACACCGCTCGGCATAATCGTCAGCACCACAGACCCGGTCCTCTTGCGCCAAAAACTCTACCCGCTGCGCAAGAGTGACCCGGACTTTGAACCGCTTACGTTTCTGCCGAGTCCCAAGCAACCTGACATCCACCTATGGATTGTCCGCAAACCGGAGAAGATAGTTGCCGAAACTTAATTTAACCAAACATACGCTGTTTCTTCGCGAAGGCGATTACCAACGGATTATCGATATATACCACGCTCGAGATATCAAAGCAGCCCGCGTCATTCGGCAGCTTGTATCTCAATTTGTGGATAACATCGCTTCTGGCTCTGGTGCCGAAAATATCATTATCGAGGAAGAGCAAGAATGACCAACATCGCCGAGATTTTCTCCCGAGATCCCGCCACCCACACAGAATCTGACATTGATGAAATCATAAAAATCTGCCGGGACGCCCGTGAAAAATTCATCGCCAGCCCCGGTAAGAAAAAAGGTTCCGCAGCAACCAAAGCTGCGCCCAAATTAACCGCCAAGCAGCAAAAACTTTCCGGCCTTGATCTCGATTTGAAATTGTAAGGATCGCCTTATGTTAGAACCCCTTCCAAACAACTCTGTCCGGGATGGCCAGCAGTGGGCATGGGATGCAACAAGCATTACAATGGCTCAAACTTGCCCAACGTATTACAAATACAAACTCATCTATGGATACCGACCCAAAAATACCAGTATCCATTTAATCTTCGGTCAACATTACGCCACGGCCCTTGAGCACTTCTATAAATACCGTGCCGCCGGTGCGAGCATTGAAGACGCCACCCGTCGCGTTGTACGCGAAACCCTTGCCGATACATGGGGGCTCACATTCGACCACGCGGCCAAAACCCGGTTCAGCCTAATCCGCAGCATTGTTTGGTATCTTGCCGAATTTGGTGACGAGTCCGAAAGCGCGGTAAAGACCCACCATCTTGCTGACGGTAAGCCCGCCGTGGAACTTAGCTTTTCCTTTGAAATGGAAGAAGACATTTTCCTCTGCGGCCACCTTGACCGCGTTGTGAATTATTCTGACTCACTTTTTGTGATGGATCAGAAAACCACAGGTGGCACAATCGGCACCTACTTCTTTGACCAGTTCAACCCCGATAACCAAATGTCCCAATACTCGCTCGCGGGTAAGATGATTTTCCACACGCCGATCAAAGGCGTGATCATTGACGGAGCCCAAATCGCCGTTAACTTTACCCGGTTTGAGCGCGGCTTCACACATCGCACACAAGAACAACTCGACGAATGGTGGCGTTCCGCGCTTAACACTATCCGTCTCACACAACACTACATGCAGATCGGCGAGTTCCCGATGAACGCTACCGCCTGTGGTAATTATGGAGGCTGCGATTTCCGTAATGTTTGTGCCTCTTCCCCTCGGTTGCGCGAAATGAAACTTAAGTCAGACTTTATCCAACAAGTCTGGGACCCGATCGAGAGGAGATAGGAATGGTGAACCCATTGCTAATAAGTGTCTTAGAACAACCCGCTGCGTCGCTAACAAAATCTTGGAGTTGATAAAATGAGCAACCTAGCCGACCATAGTTCTGGCGATTTCGTTAAACTCCTATTCGTAGGTAATTCTGGTTCAGGCAAAACCGGTGCTCTCGTATCACTGGTCAAAGCGGGATACAAACTGCGGATCATTGATATGGATAACGGACTCGATGCTATGGTGAATTTCATCAGAGCCGAATGCCCGGACCAAATCGGTAACGTTCAGTATGAAACCCTTCGCGACAAATACAAAGCCGGGCCAACCGGGAGCAAGGTATCGGGCAGCCCCAAGGCATACATTCGCGCCAACAACCTACTCGACAAATGGACCGACGATACAAAGCCCGAGGAGTGGGGAAGCGATACCATTCTCGTAATTGACTCACTTACCCATTTTGGTCGGGCAGCCTTTGCTTGGGCACGGGGGCTTAATCCCAACTCTCGCGATCCCCGTCAGTGGTATAAGGTCGCACAAGACTCCATCATGGACATTCTCGACACAGTTACCGGAAACATTTTTCAAACCAATGTGATAGTAATAACCCACATTGACTACCGAGAGAACGCGAATGGATTTCGCAAAGGTTTTGCGTCCAGTGTCGGTAAAGCAATCGGGGACAAAATTCCCAGCTTCTTCAACACCATGTTACTCGCCGAGTCTATGGTTATGGGCAAGACTTCCAAACGAACTATCAAGACCATCGCCACCACCGAACTGGACCTTAAAAACCCAGCCCCCATGAAAATAGATGCCACCTATCCCCTCGAAACCGGGATGGCCGACATCTTTGAAAAACTGAAAGGAAATTAAAATGGAATCAAGTGTAGGAATCACCAACCCACCAATAGGAAACCCCAACCCCTCAATCGCCGCAGAACTTACTCCAATGCAAGGTTTTATTGAACGGATAGTGGACAATACACAACGTATTCAAACTGCCAATAATAATTTAACCCGCAATTTGGATAGGTTGATTGGTTACGTACCGGAACCGGAACCGGAATTGTCGGTTGATTCAAAATCACTATCGGTTGAATATGCTCGAATGAACCTAATACTGGATGATCTAAGTTTGGCACTTTCTACACTCGAACTAACTGTTCAAACCACCAACCAACTTTAACATTTAACCGGGTAGTCATACCCCCAACCTCGAAGGAGATAAAATGACACGTTTCGCTGACATGCTAGACAGAAAAGCCGAAGACATCAAACAACCACCGGCGCTGCCCCTTGGGCTGTATTCGTTTCAGGTGGCCGCTATCCCCGTCCAGGATGATTTCACATCCAAAGATGGGATACTCTTCGACCGCATTAACTTTCGCTTGGCTGTAACTGCGCCGGTTGAAGTGGACGAAGACGAACTGGCTAACTACGGTAACGTCGCCGGGGTCAGCCTGTACCACACCTTTATGTTCAGCACCGCTGAGGAAGATGAACAGAAGCGCGAAGGCAGCCTTAATCGCCTGAAACGTTTCTTAACTGACCTTGGTTGCTTCGAAGAAGGCATGAGCTTGGGCGACGCTATCGCAGCCTGCCCCGGCACACATGGCAACGTTGAGGTTGATCATCGCATCAACCCCAATGATGACGAGCAGGTGTTTGCGCAAGTTCGGCGCACTTACCCGCTGGAATAAATAAATCGGGGGTTAGGTGTAATGCTACCTAACTTAAATAAGTCGGCTTAGTAGACTGCCCTAATTTTTGGAGCAAATCATGATCAAAATGCCCTCTTGGGAAATAATCGAAGAATTAGACTCCCCACGTAAAGTAGCCCCTTGGGCTGTCTATTGGAACGGTGAACAAGTTGCCCGTGTACGAACCCGCGAAGAAGCTCACGCGGAAGTTACCCACTATATCGCTAAGTGGGAAGACCAAGCTCACACCCGCGAAGACATTCTCAACAACGCCATCAAACACACCTGCGGGGATCGAGACCTTGAGTACGGCCCGCCGACCGAAAACCTTGGCAACATCGCTGTGCTTTGGGATGCTTATCTTGAGTCGAAATATGCTGGACAGACTATCGGACAGCTTACTGGTATGATCACTTCTCAAGATGTAGCTCATCTTAACGTCTTACAAAAAATGGCCCGGACATTCTCAGGTAAAGTCAAAGCTGACACTTACGAAGATATGGCGGCTTACGCTGGGATCGCATTCGAATGCGCAACGGAGGAAAAAGAATGACATCCGGCCACTTTGTCCAACTGGACCCCGCCCTCATTCACATTGACAGGGAAAACCGCCAACGAACTGAACTCCGCGACATAGACGAACTCGCGGAAAGCATTCGCAACGTCGGCCTGATCAACCCGCCTGTAATCGACAAGCAGTACAATCTGGTTGCCGGAGAACGCCGCCTTACCGCCTGTGTTCAACTTGGCCTCAACCCGGTTTCCTTTCAGTACGTGGAGGACCTGTCAAAAGATGAACTCTATTTAATCGAACTGGAAGAAAACGTTAAACGGAGCGAACTTGCCTGGGACGATAAGGTTCGCGCGATTGCAGAGTATCATCGGCTTCTCGGGAAAGATAACCCCGATTGGACCCCGGTGCAAACCGCCGAGGCCATGGGAGTTAGTTCCGGGGTAGTTCGCAACCACCTGCTGGTCGAAGCCCACATGGATAATGAGATCGTTCAGGGCGCGGATAAATATTCCAAAGCCCTCAACGCATCCCAACGCATCGCGGAAAGGAAACAAGCCAATGCTAAACGAAATCTCGGAGAAGAAATTGGAAAAATATTGGGAGAAACTGGCGCGGAAATACCTGAAGGAACTTCACCTAGGGATCAAGGACAGGGACAACTTACTGAAACTCCCCGAAATCGCGCAGTCATACAAGAAGTTGATTTTCATCTTTGGGCTCGGGATTATCGCGGGGAGCCTTTTAACCTTATTCATTGTGACTTTCCTTACGGGGTAGGCGTTGGCGACAAATCTGGTCAGTCTGCTCGCGGAACTACCGGCAGTTATTCCGACACGAAAGAAGACTACTTCAACCTACTGGAAACCTTTTGCAATCACGGAGATAATTTCATTGACCCATCAGCGCATCTTATCTTTTGGTTCTCGATGGACTACTATAATGAGACAATCGTGCAACTCGAGGCTGGCGGCTGGTCGGTATCGCGTTTCCCCCTCATTTGGTCCAAATCTGACAATGCGGGAATTATCCCAGATGCTAACCGTGGACCCAGACGAACTTATGAAACAGCCCTCTTTGCGTCCAGGGGGGATCGTAAGATTGTCCGGGCCGTTGCCAACTCTATTGCAGCTCCCACTACGCGGGAATTTCACACGTCGGAAAAACCCCGACCAGTCTTAACCCATTTTATGAGGATGATCTGTGATGAACACTCCCGAGTATTCGACCCAACAGCAGGAAGCGGAAACGCTATCCGAGTGGCTGACGCGCTTGGAGCAAGTACTAGTCTTGGGCTTGAGCTTGATCCGGAATTTGGAAACTCTGCGCGAGAAAATCTCAGACAAGGAATGGAAGAAACATAATCGACTATGACGCGCGAGAATTGAAACGAAGCGTCGGAGCAGCGTTTACACAATTTGACGTTCTGCAATGACCATCGACTACGCAACAGTGATATTTTTGAATAACAGGCTTGATTTAACTGATGTAGAATTGCTTGACACAGCTACAGCCATATGTTACACTTAATGTACCCGCCATATCGGAGGCCCAACCAATGAAACTTAGTGAATTTACCAACTGCTATTTTTGTGACAAAGGTATGGCCCACGCCGGGATTGCCTTTTACAAACTTACGCTAGATTATTTAATCTTAGACCTTAACGCCATTCGCCGGGCACAGGGACTGGAACTGCAACTAGGTAAAGCGGCGCCACTCGCCAGTGTCCTCGGCCCGAATGAAGATCTGGCTAAAAGCGTACAGCTAAAAGAAATTTGTGTCTGCCTTGATTGCGCCCTAACCAAATCGCTTGTGATTGGCGAGGTCGGAAACGAATGACCTGCGACATTATGATAGTCGGCGAGGCTTGGTCCCGACAAGATGTTGAGGAAGGTCGCCCCTTCACTCAAGCAAGTGGAGCCGGGCAAGTCCTAAATTCCATCCTTCGCACTGTAGGGATCGATCGGCGCGATTGTTACCTAACAAATGTTTTCAATTTTCAACCGGTAGGCAATAAACTTTCCTCGCTTAACGGACCCCAGACCGAAGCCATTCCAGGCTACCCACGCCTAGCCAATAAACTTTACGTTCACAACAGATACACTCCCGAACTTGAACGCCTTCATCAAGAGGTATATGATCAGAACCCCAATGTAATTCTAGCCCTCGGTGCCACCCCTCTTTGGGCACTAGGCAAATATATGGGGATCAAAAAGTACCGGGGCACTCCCATCCTCGCCCATGATGGTGAGCATAAAATCCTTCCCACATACCACCCATCAGCCGTTCTCAGATCGTGGAAGCTCCGGCCCATCCTCATAGCCGATGTATCCAAAGCACTCAAGGAAAGTACCTTCCCAGAAGTCCGCCGACCGCAACGTTTCATCCACATAGCTGAAACCATCGAAGATATTGAAACCTTTTTCAACAAATATATTAAGGATTGTGAGGTCCTATCCGCCGATATTGAAACCAAGCAGGAAACTATTACCGAAATCGGTTTCGCACCTACCGAAGATCGCGCACTTGTAATCCCCTTTTATAACCACGATAAACCCGGCAGTTATTGGGCCACCCCGGAACTCGAACGACAAGCCTGGGAATGGGTTCGTCGTCTTCTCGCGTATAGGGGTCTTGTAGGCCAAAACTTCTCATACGACCTTCAGTACCTTTGGGCAAAAATGAAAATCGCCTGTCCGGTGGTTGAAGATGACACTATGCTACTTCACCACGCAATGTACCCCGAGATGGAAAAGAGTCTCGGCTTCCTCGGCTCGATTTATACCAACGAACCGAGTTGGAAATTCATGCGTACTGACCAAGATAACTTTAGAGCGGAAGGATAAACTGTGAAACTTCTAGAAAAATTCAGCCAGTGGTTCAAGCAACGCAAAAACCGCTCGAAAAAACCGCAACCTTGGATGGTGCACTGGTCACCCCGGAAACCACATGCTCAAGCCTCAGTTGTTATGGCCCAATTTGGTCAGAAAAGGTATGGCCCCAAGCGATTGACCCCGGCCAATATCCGGGCCATAGAACGGCTTGAAGTCTTGCGGGCGGCACACGCCCGGATGGATCATACATGGCCCCCCACGCGCCAACAAAACCGGGCGCTTACACGAAAAGTCACCAAACAGCACCGCATTACCCCCGCCGAATTTGGTCGCCGTGCAATGGAGTTGGCCAAACGCCAGAAAAAGGTAGCTAACAATGTCAAATGAGTCCGATATACGCCAACTGAGAACGCAAGTAACTAAATTAATTGCGGAAATGTCCGCAGTACAAACCCGCACACATGAAAACATTGAGCGGATTGAAGCTACTGAGTCTGAAATAGATGCAATTGATATAACCATAGCTGATCATGAAACTCGGATCACCACATTGGAGCCCTAACATGCTTTTTTCCACCTTAAAAACCATGATAATCGAAAAGCATACTCCGGGTAATCCGGCTGAGGGAGGTTATTTTGAAATCGAGGTTCATTTAGATATGAAAGAACTCGCCAAATCGCACTCACCGCGACAAGCCGCCTTCCACGCCCAGGCGGTTATCCTTGGAAATGCAATAAAATCTACTGAAGTTCCGCGCGAATTTTGGTACGTCAGTTTCCCGCTCAACATTCAACGGGAGTTTAATCTCCCCGCCCAACAAAGGATGTCAGTATGACTTTAAAAATGGTAACTTTTCCACTAACCCGAGATCGACTATGCTATATCAGACAAGATGCTGTGGTAGCTATTAAAGAAGCTTTAACAGTCCTCGATTACAACACGGGGCATATAGTATGATTTATCTCGCCAGTCCCTACTCCCATTCCGAGCCCTCAATTCGCGAAGCCCGGTATCACGCCGTTGTTGATTTCGCCAGCCACCACCTTAACAAAGGCAAAGTCATTTTCAGTCCGATCGCTTACGGCCACCCGTTTGCCGCGCTAAAAGATCACGGCACCGCCCATATTGATTGGATCGTTTTCAACGAGGGTATGATGGATGCCGCTTCTGAAATGTGGGTACTGCGTCTTGGCGGTTGGGAAGCCAGTGTAGGGATTAAAGCGGAAATGGCTTACATGGAGGCTCAAGGTAAAACGATACATATGGTCGATCCCCTCGACGGGCGAGTCGGAGAAATGCTTCCGTGAAAATCTACAACACGGTCAACCTCAAGGCCAATACTAAACTCACCCCCAATCACAAGAGTTGGATTTACAACGGGCTTGATTGCTGTGTGACGTTGGAAGTTCGCAACCGGCTCCGTGAAGACCTTAAATATGAGCCAGACAATGTAAAAGAAACCTACGAAACAGCTATGGCGAAACTTGCGCCGGTAGGCTATATGTGCATGAAGGGACTGAAAATTGACTTCAACGCGCTCAACAAATCACTCAGCGAATACCGCTCAGAACTACGTCAGCTACAAAAGAATTTCGATAAAATTTGCGACAAAATCCTCGGCTACCCCATCAACTGGCGCTCACCCACTCAGCTTAAAGTCCTTTTCTACGATACGTTCGGCCTCAAGCCTATTAGAAAGCGAAATGCCCAGGGCTTCTTTGCGCCTACCACTAACGCAGATGCTCTAGAGCGGCTTTCCGTCTACCGCTATCCTCAGATTTGGGCACGGTACATCCTAGCTATGCGAATACTCGGCAAGAAGATCAGCTTTCTAGAAACGTCCGCCGACAAAGATGGTCGGATGCGAACCAGCCTCAACATAGCTGGAACCGATACCGGGCGCTTTGCCTCACAGTTCAGCGCATTCGGTACAGGTACCAATCTTCAAAACGTCGAGGATCGCCTTCGCCGTGTGTTTGTAGCTGACCCCGGCCACATTATGGTTAACGTGGACCTGGAACAAGCCGACGCCCGAAATGTTGCAGCGCGACTTTGGCAAATCTATTATGATAGCCACGGACCGGAGAAGGCGGGCGCTTACCTTGATGCCTGTGAGTCAGGCGATCTTCACACCCGCGTTTGCTCGATGGCTTGGAAAGAACTTGAATGGCCAGACCCTTGGGACGCAACACTTGCCCGGAGCATTGCGGACAGCAAAGCGTATCGGGAACTTAGCTACCGCGATATGGCAAAGAAATTAGGACACGGGACAAATTATTATGGACTACCTCGAACAATGGCTATGCACACAAAAACAGAAGCCAGTATCATTGAAAACTTTCAAGCCCGCTATTTCAACGCCTTTCCCCTTATCGGCAACATACAAAAAGACCTCAGCAAGGATGACTGGCACGGTTGGGTTTACCGTCAACTTAAAACAGTCGGCTACCTTAACAACCTCTTTGGGCGGCGCAGGATTTTCTTCGACCGCTACAAAGACCCGCGAACTCTGCGGGCTGCAATTGCATACGACCCCCAATCTACCACCGGGGAAGAGCTTGATCGTGGCTGGTTACAACTTTGGCATGGGATGCCGGAGGCTTTGCTTCAACTTCCCGTCCACGACTCGATCCTCTTTCAACTCCCCCTTGACGGGCTTCAAGAATTACTTCCTCGAGCTTTAAAATTACTCACGGTGACGAAAGAACTTAAGGGCGGGCGGTTATTTTCTGTCCCCCTTGAGGCTACCACCGGGTTTAATTGGGGCAAGAGTTACAAAGATAAAACTACAGGAATATGGATAAATCCGCATGGCCAAAAACTCTGGACAGGTAACGAAGATCGGCAACCCCCTAAACAAAAAACCCGACTTAAACATTACCTATCCTGATTGGATTGACGGATTTCAAGAAGCTACTGCCGGTATTACATCCCCGCCCATTTTTCGCAAGTGGGCAGGTATCATGGCGATTGCCGGGGCACTTGAGCGCAAGGTTTGGGTAAAGACCAAAGGGAGTGAATTGTATCCAAATTTGTACGTAGTAATCTGCGCCCCGCCCGGCATTGGTAAAACCGAGGTGACTTGGCGTGTCCGCGCTCTATGGGCTGATATGGAAGAACATCACGTAGCTGACAGTTCACTTACCAAGGCGGCGCTTATCGACAGGCTTGCCGAAGCTACACGCCGGGTAGTCCGCACTTTTGACCCCACACCAGTCCACACATTCAATTCACTCTTGATCGCCAGTAACGAACTTGGCGTCTTACTCCCCGCGTATGAAAATGAATTTATGAACACGCTCACAGACCTGTACGACGGTAAGGGCTACTCCGAGTCCCGCCGAACCCGCGATTTAAAAATCAAAGTAGACCGGCCCAATCTTAACATCTTCGCAGGTTGCACCCCCGGTTATCTTCGCGAAACCCTACCACCCGGCGCTTGGGACCAAGGTTTCCTCTCCCGCGTCATAATTGTTTACAGTGGCGAACAACCCCTCACATCCCTATTCACCGAGCGCGAAGATGACTCAAAAGTGATGAAAGTTTTACTAGACAGACTCGAGCAGATCGGGGAGTTATTCGGAAAATTTTCATTCACCACCGAAGCCAAAGAGTTTATGGATAGCTGGTATTTGGGCGGTCAGCCACCAAAACCAACTCACCCACGCCTCGCTCATTACAACACCAGACGGGCTGCCCATTTATTGAAATTGGCTATGGTGGCAAGTGTGAGCATAAGCGATAAACTGATCATTGAAATCGAGCACCTTCACCGGGCGCTAGATTGGATGGTTGAGGCTGAGGAATTTATGCCTGACATCTTTAAATCAATGAAAACGGGCGGCGACGGTCAGACGATCGAAGACCTTTACCACCACCTTTACACCCTGTATATGAAAGGTGGAAAAAAGCCAATTCAGGAAGCCCGGTTAATTATGTTCTTGCAGGAGCGAACCCCATCACACAATATCGTACGCATACTCGAAATCATGGAACGTGCGAAAATGATAGGAAAGAAAGCCGAAAAGGGGCTTGGTATTTGTTTTGTTCCGCTTAACCCACCAAGAGATTAAGTAGCTTCATCCCAAACTTTATCACAATTAGTTTTAAGAAAAATCAGTCGATCACCCTGTTTGGCAAATTCTTCAATGATGGTTAAACGACCATACCGGGCATTCTGTTCACAAGCCATTTTGGTAGCAAAATAAGTATCTTGTTCGGCACTTCGAGCTGCCGCAAAACATTGTAATTGATCTACCTCAATCCAACAGACTATTACAGTAACTAACCACATTAGCAGTTAGCGTCAAATTGCATGAGCGCCAATACTTCGGCTTCAAGCTGTTCGCGGGTCGCACCATCGGGAGTGGTCTGGATGGTTTCAAACCAGGTGGTGCAAAGTTGCTCAATCGACTGACTATTTGTTCCGCCGCTCAGCGCGTCTACGCAGCCGGTCACGCTCAGCACGAAGCTCAGCATCAGTGAGAGTCTTAACGAGTTTAGCATGGTCCTTCCTAACTTGTTTGGAGGCCTTAGCTTTCTCGATAGCATTGTTTGCGTCAGCCAAGGCATTTTTATTATTCACTCGTTGACGCTCAACATATTCTATCTTGGCGACAGCTCCAACCACCGCCAAGATAATTCCTAAAAGCGCCAGCAGCGCCCATTTGATATTGCCGATCATTTCTCAGTAAACCATGTGCGGAAAATTTGGATCAGCGCGGGTCCCAAGATCAAAGTGATTTCAGTCAGGTGTTCCTCATACTTGTAAGGTATCCAGTTGAGCAACACCGCGATGCCGATAAGCTGGATCACAAAAGAAGTCCAGTTTATCTTAGATAAGACTGGGGCGTTCATCCGATCATCGCGACAATTTTATCCCAGCCCAAAGCGGCAGCAGTTGCAATCGCCCCAGCAATACCTGTGGTAACTTCCGGGTTTTTCCGGGACCAAACTAGATAACCAACTACGGCTACAATAACAACTAAAACAACATAGTTCATTTGGATTTCCTTCCAAGTAGTTTCAAGATGAACGCCAAGATTGACGCCCAGGGGTTAGTAGCTTTTGGGGTTGAATGCCACTCGGCCACATTGAAGCCGGGACATTCCCGATTAGCGTGATCATGATGACCGGAAATTTTAGTGATAGTCGGGTATTTCTCCAACCATTCATCGATCTGTCTGCGCAATGCTCGGTCCTGCGCCGGGGTGAAATGATCCTCGAATTTGTCTGTTCGTTTACAACCTTCGCCGCCGATCAAAACGTAGCCCAAAGTGTGTGCGTTGTGCCCCGCAACATGCGCACCTGTGTCTTGTTCACGTCTGCCGGGGAACCGTTCCCCGCTGCGATGCCCAAGCATGTGGTAGCCGAACATACGGAAAGGCGGTTTCCGGTTCTTGTGCCAGCGATCGATTTCGTCAAACTGCATAGCCGCCGACGCTTTTGCCATCCATTCCGGTGGCGTGTCCGAACAGTGGATTACGATTTCATTTATCAGTCGTGACATCTTCTACCTCTTGCACCAGTTCCTCGACGCGTTTCGACAGGTCTTCAATCACAGCTTGTTGTTTCATGATGGCTTCGCTCTGTTCTTCGATCAGCGACACAGGGGGAACGATAATGGCCTCTCTACACACCGGGCGCAAAGGTCGCCCACTGATAGGGCTGAGAACCGACCAACAGGCGGTCATGAATCCGCTTTCCAATTGCGGGCAACCACGCAACCACAGCACTGGTTCACTGTCTCTGTCTTCGTAGGTGTCAATCCCGCGCCGGGTACATTCGCTAACCCTTAGACCTGTTGGGTCTGAATAGACTTCTTCCCATTCAGCATTGACAGGGATGGTAACGTCACGCACGAAGCGCACCGTCATCCCATCAACCGTCAGACTTTCAGGTTGAAGTAACAGCGACGATGGAAGCAGCGGGATCATAACAAACAACAGTATCACCGCTATTGCCAAATAGCCGGTTTGCAGAACAGCAGTCCAAATGTGTTTCATGAGTTACCTCGAATACTATCTAACAGATCAACACCGACCCCTTTAAGGATCAGATACGCAGCGCTCACCGCAGCAATCCAACCAGCCACGCTTTTCAAACCACTGACAAGCCACTGCCGCCGTTGGTCCGCCAGTATCAAAGCACGGGCGGCGATAAGTTCCTCGTCACTCAACGGTTTTTGTTTTTTAACTTCGGTCATATCTGCGTGTTCCTGCCGGTGTGCGAAGTGTGTTTTATAGGCCGAGTACTGCGGTAGCAAGGGCGTCGAACATAGCAATGTTTTCTGCCGCATCTTTCGCGCCCACTTGGGCGTTGAGTGCCTCATAAAAATTCGCTTGGGCGTGAACGAGAGCCAGATCAACACCGCTCGCAGATGTAGCATCAATTTCTTTCTGCATCTGGATGAGCAGATCGCGGGTTGATTGGTCCACGTCGGCTAGGTCAGTTGGGTTAAGGGGCATTGGTATTTCCTTTCTAGGTCCAGTCAGCGCCAAGCGCCGGGGTTGATGAAGTCCAGTCTACCAAATCAGTAGAAGGTAAGCGGCTGTCGTCAAAGGCGATCACAGCGTCATTGCTCAGCTGCCAGTTGACGCCCCAATTAGTTGTCTTAACTGTAGTGCCGCCCATAATTATGTAGCCGGATCGCTCTTCAAGCCAGTTATTGTAAAATCTTGGAACAGCCCACGGGGTATCATTCGCACCGACGATGAATGGCCGAGGGAAGGCAGCTGTACTTGACGTGCTAGTTGTATCGATAATGTTTTCGTAGACATAGTTAATATCCGTCATCGATGAAGTGCCCGGAGGATCAGGATAAATCGCGGCTGTAACTCCACCATTATAGTCACTCGCTCGCCATAGTATAGTATTCCAACGAACCCGAACTCCACCTATTGTATCGCCGATCCACTGCATAGCGTCAGCATGAGGGTTAACTTCTCTCCAGTCAGTATTCTCCCCATCGAAAAATGCTGTGTGGGCAGGAAGAGCATTCCCCGTGTTACTGGAAGTTTTGGAGATAAAGGTATAATAGGTACTACCACCAGGGGTAGAGCAAGCTACTTCATCAACTTCGTATGTTGTACCACCAGCCCACAACGCTTTTATGTTCGGCCAAGCCTTCGGTGGGCCAAAGAAATTATGCTCGATTAACTGCTCACCATAGGCAGAACCCGTTGGCTTGATCGCGTCGTTAGAGCAATTCAAAAATCGGTTATGATGGATATGCTCGACACCGTGACCAGCTTGTCCCTGAATACAGACACCGGCGTTCAGTACGTCGCCACCATCAAACGTGATGTAGGATACTTCTTTACACCGTCCACCTGTGCGAACATTGATCACCCAAAAACCAGCTATCGATATATCACTGGTACATTCTGTGATCAGCTCTACAACCCCGCCAGATTGTACGTCAATGTTGAACCCGTCCAACGCCCAATCAGTGAAGGTCACTCCGGTTCCGGTTACGTTAATCACAGCCCCGGATAAGCTAGCCCCGGTTGGAAGAGTATCTACACCGGGCACCTTCAGTGCGGCTACCGACTGACGACCAGTTATGGTTGTGTCCGTCTCCAGCGACACAAGGTACGCTTTTATGTCCGTGGTGGGTGGAGTCGCTGGAACCGGCGCATCTATGTTTGTCAGGATGGCCGTGGAAAGAAGTAAGGCCGGGATAAGTAATGAGGTCATGCTGCTAATATCTCCACTTGGTTTCCGATAACGTGATTTGTTGATGCAATAGTCGCTGTTTCATTCGATGAACTAGTTGCGCCTTCTTTAATATTTACTGCTAGATTGATGCCGCCATTACTTACAATCTGATTTGCACCTGCCTTGGTAATAGCGGCCCTTGCGCAGTAGATTTCAATTAGATCAGACCCGGATGTGATTGTGATACTAAGAGCGGTTATTGTGGTATTCCATTCTTTGTTACCACCATCAGTACCGTTATCTGTCCCACCTGATTGAGCGCCAGACCAACGTGCAGCAACTGCCGAGTAATATCCATAAGCCGAAGTAAAACCTAAAGTTGTTGGTTCACTGGCTCCGGCAGTTTTCTCGTACACAGCGTATTGAATATTTACGTCTTGTGTATCAGTGAACCGGGTAGAATAACTTCCGTCATTAGCTGTGGGTAGATCACCGGAAAGAAAGGCTAAGACAACAGCAATCCTATCACCACTATTTGATGCTGGTATATTGATTGTTGGATTACCCCCAACAACTGGAGTAGTTTGGTTGGTGGCTTCAAGAACCAGCCCACCACCCCCTGCTGCAGGGAACATCAACTCTGGCATTATTAGGCCGGGCATCAGGTCATCCTTACGATCATCGTGGCAGTTAGCCCGGCACCGGCGACAGTAGAACCAATCTGGTCAATTTCGAATTCAAACTTATCTCCAGCCGCGAAAGTGGTTGTGGTCAGGGCCGCTGCCGTAGCCGCGGTAGTTGTGTCGTTCTCAGATACGTCGATATCCAGTTTATTGGTGGTCATAATCGTAGTTCCCCCTTTGTGGATATCCACGATGATGCCAGCTCCAGTTGGCGCGGTTGTAACGCCAGCATGAACCGCTTCAATCTCACCTGCGAATGGGGCGTACCATGTCCACTTAACTCCTGTGGTCAGATCGGTAGCGGCATCACTCATAGCAACACTGATAGGAATTGCTGGACCTTTGATCAGTCCGGTTCCTTTAGCGACCAGCATCAGGTCAATGTTCGTGTCATCACCAACAGCTGAGATCAGTGCTGGGTTACCTGTTGCTGCGTTACCGAGTTTAGGGTTATTGACAGCACTGGCTACTGATCCGTAAGTTATGACCTCATTGTCATTTACATCTGACAGAGAAGACCCTTCAATAAGTGGCGTACCTGATACCCGGTTCTGTACGAAAATCTGGCCTAGTGTAGCATGGGAGTAGATAACCCTTGCGACCTCTTGGGCTACATCATCCGAGTTGCTCGGTATTGTGCTGGTCAGTGCGCCGGTGTCAGCCACGTAAAGAGCATCCCCTGCAGTCCAACTAGACGTGTCACACCCACTGATAACTCCGCAGATAATGATCACACCTGTCGCTGCGTTGAGGATGTCTGCGTTGACGATACCGTGAGCGGGCATTGTGCCTGATCCGTCGCTGTCAGCTTTCACTAGTGCGGGATCAGTGCCGTTTACACCTTGGAATAAGACCGGAGTGAGTTGGGTCAGGGTGCCACCAGAGCCGTTGTAGGCGGTGACTTGCGCAAATCCGCTGGCGGCGGCCAGTGTCTGCATTGTTGGTGCGGAACCGGGACCGTTTGATGTTAGAATTTGACCGGATATGCCAACACCGACCATCGTTGCTACCCCGGATGAGTTCCACGTAATCAGTTCTCCGTCAGTCCCATCGGCCAACATAGCTGCCGTTATGCTTTTGGCGGGGATTGAGACTAAATAACCGAGGCTAGTCCATGCAGTAGAACCATCGCCCATTTTTATGTAGTCTGTATCGGTCTCAATCGCGAGTTGCCCATCAGATAAAACGGGATTATTTGAGGTCCAGTTTGCCGCTGTATCACGCCGGATAAAGATTTCAATACCAGTATAGGCGGTCATGTAGAGTCTCCTTGTTCGAAGCTATCAACATAAGTGGTTGTTGAGTCTCCTTGATCGATAGAACTGGTATAGATAGTCGTTGAGTCACCTTGCTCAAAAGTATCTGAATTGGCCCAACCACTACTAGTTCCAGTTCCCCCAAAATGCATTACGGTGAGTCCCAGACCTAAAAACATTAATAAAGAACCGTGATCTGGTTGGTGGTGCCTGTGCCGGTGCTCAGTATCTTTTGCACCGAAAGTGGATGAAACACTCCGGCCACCAGGCCTTTGATCACAACCGAACTGGTATCCCCGGCCATAAGCACAGCTAAATCTGCTGAAGACTCAATCAACACACCTCGAGTAGGGCGTTGAAATACAGTCGAGTCATTAGGTGTGATAACTTCGGCAAACACGCCGGGTTTTGTAGCATTAGTCATAACTTACTCCTAACGGAAAACGACTACAGTACCAACTGCACCAGTTCCTGTTGCTAAAATTTGATTAACGGCCAAAGCGTGAACAACACCCCCTTGGACAGCCGGTAATACAATTGAATTTCCGTTAGCCATTCGTACAGCTAAAGCTCCCGAACTTTGTATCATGACCCCTCTGGTTTCATTGAATTCAGCTTCATCATTAGGACTAACTATTTCAGCAATCCCGAAAGGTTTGTTTTTATTTGTCATTTTAAACTCCTAATTCGACTTAATGCCAAAGTTTCCCATAGCCGCATCATTCATACGATCGAATATATATCTCAGGTAGAACACGTTCTGATAGGGCATCAGGGTTTTACCCTTATTGAAAGTGGTACTAGATGGGTCATGGATCGTGGTTACCACAGTGGACGCATTTTTAAGCAACCCCACCGAAGGACCAAATGCGTCAAGAAACGGATCGACAAACGGACTCCGGGATGAGGGCAAATCCGCAGCCGTGACAAGATTGTTTGTGGCTGGTATCCGCTCGCCCATTTTGATGGCTTCTTGCAGCACACCAATCATACCACTGCGCCCGATAGCTTCGTCTGCCCATCGGCCAATAGCTTGCTCATCGCCTTGTAGTGCTTGTTCAAACTCACGTTGCATCCGTTTGTAAGGCTGGCTGTTAACCCCGAAAGAGGTTGCCCAAGTATAATAGGAAAACGCTCCCAAGGCAAGAGATAAAAAGGTGCCATTGGCAATCTGCGCCATATTACCTAAGCGGATATCTTGCGCCGCAGCCACGCTAACTTTGTAAGTGGAGCTGAAAGTAAAGCTGCGGAATTGCGCCACCATCCGGGCAGGAGTGCTAGAGTCTACCCAAGATGGACGCTCAATACCGGGGGTTACAATCGTATCATCAACAGCCCGAACAAGTGATGCGCGGAAAATCTTAACCATTTCGGGATTGTCCCAGGCCTCGGTATTTGGCAACCGGATGCCGGGAGATACTTCGGTCCCGCCTTCACCTTCATTCACAACTCGATGAATATACTTAATCGTATCCTCATCAAGGTTAACCGAAGCTAAAAACGCCCGCTGCGCCTTGGTGGCTTTACCAGCCCCAACCCGGTCAATATCGTGCATCATTTTCCCCATCATAATGTTGGCGGAAAACATTTTCACCTCTTGGTTCCACAAATCGAACCCGGCCACAATACCCGTTTTTTGAGTAAGATACTGTAGCCCACGTTCGCCCCGATTACCATAGCCGTTGGTCTCGAACAAGTCAAACATAGATGTTGATCGACCGTGGGCGCGAAGGTCTAGGGCGGCTCCGGCATATTGTGCTTCCCGCGCAGTCATGCGGAATTTTTTGAAATCCTTCATCATAGGCAAAACACCATGCCGCATCGTGTTGACGAGGCCGTATTTCAATACTGGACGGGCAAGGTCGGCGACTGAACTAAGCACAACTGAGCCCATAAGCCGGGCGGTGTTAATATTCAGCGCCGCTCGGCCCATTCGGAAACCAATCGCATAGGGGTCTTTCGGCTGACCCCAACGGTGTCGGAGCCGGCCTTCCAGAACTTCAAGATCGTGTTCAGCTTGGCGAAACATTTTTTGCAACTTAATCCGCTCTTTTTCCGTCTTCGCCCCGTCTAGTGCCTCTTTGAATTCATCTTCAACCCGCGTCCAGAAGCCGAGAGTTTTACCTTCCCGACCGGATGGGCTAACCGTGCCGAAAACGCGCATCAGTTCCACATCCCCGGAAAGCGTCCGAACAAAGCTACGAGTGATGTTAGCCATATCCTGCTCGAGGAAGTCGCCGAACTTTTGGCCGTTAGACCAGATTTGTTCCGGGTCAATGTAGTAAAACCGCCAGGCTTTTTCAGGCACTTCTACCATCGAGTCGATAGTTCCGTGACGCTCAAAGGTGCCAGTTAGTCGATTATAAACTT